GTAATTTGTTTACGGAAATTATCATCTGTAAGATACAAAAACAAAGCACGATCTGCTAGTTTTTGAAATGAAAATTTACGTTTTACACATTCAATCTTAAAATTTTCGAATAAATCACTTTGAACTTTAACACTAGTTAGTGTCATCTTTTTTGAATTACTCATAGTCTTTATTTATTAAAACATTATTTATTATATATACGTATGTGTGAACCTACGAAAAATGTTGTTTGGCTCCACATAATTCTTTATCTTCTCCATAAGGGCAAAAATTACAATTCCATTTAGATGGGGATTTTGGGTAATCTGCTTCTTTTATTTTACCACTTGAATTAAAACATTCACCAATAAAATCATTAATAGCATTTTTTGCTCTACCTAGTTTAATTTTACCACTAGGTGGAGTAAATTGTTGTACCCTATAAGCTTGATATGGTGACATAAGCTTTTCATCATCAGGATCTAATACTTTCCTTTTAAGGATGAAAAATTCAATTTCAATCTTATCTAAAGGTATTCCATATTGTTCTGAGAAATATTGTTTGTATAGAAGTAATTGGAATTGTTTATTTTCATCTTTTTTGGAATAATCATTCCACCCATTAGTACTGGTTTTAATATCGATTATCTTAAATGTCTCTGTTTCTTCATGGTATGTGACAACATCAAGATATCCCATATATAACACGTTATTTAACATTTTATTTGGTGCTACTACAATAGGTATTTCACAACCCACTAAATATGTACCTTTTTTACTAAAATATCTACTACGTTTTTTCTTAAACCATTCTAAAATAGCAACTCCATCCTCAAAAAACTCTCTCATTTCTACCGCGTCTGAAAAATGTTCTGAGTTGTTTGATTTATATTGTTTTTGATATTCACCTATATAAGCTTCTTGAAAATATTCTTGTATATCTATTTCTCTATCTGCAGCCGCAAAAGACTTTTCATATGCTACATCTAAATAATGTTGCATCACTTCATGAACAGCTGTTCCAAACACAGTATGAATAGAAGATGTAAACCGTTTGATTTTATCTTTATACTGTAGTTTCCAACGATGAGGACATCCTCTAAATATAGACATCTGAGAATATGAAATATTCTTTTGATATGCATAATTAACAGGTGAGGGAGGGTTATTTCTAATCTCCTTTACTATTTTAGGTAATTTTTTCGCCAAACTATTTTTTCCATTTATCTCGACCTACTAAAAGACCGATTATCCCATAATTGGCAATATCTATAAATGTATCTTCCATTCCTTCTCCTTTTACAAAATTTCTTCCATTAATTAAGAGATTTTTTAACCGCGAAATTTTATCAGTTAATCTAATACATAACCCAGTTAGTGAAAATTGTTTGTCATCGCTGTTATTAACGATATCTCCACCTAAAGCAATATTATTTAAACCATAATCCATATGTTTAGCTGCAAACATTTCATACATTTCTTTTTGGATTTGTTTAAATTCTTTAGATAACTCTGGGTATTCTTTTTCAAATACTTTGATTGTTAGTTTTGTTGAATTGCCTGATTTAGCATTCATAATTTCTCTATCGCTCATAACTTTTTCTATTTCTTTTGCATTATTACCAAAATGTCCCAGTGAACCAATATGCTCAGATGAAACACCTTCAAAAAATTTTGATATTGAACTACCCATTTAGAAGTCCTTTAGAATTATAATACTTATCTAAGGCTTCTAACCTATCATCTGCATCGACTAATTTAATAAGTGCTTCTTCAGCATTCTTATAAAAGTCTTCAGTTGAGTGATCTCCAATACCAACTGCTTTATCACTTAATAATTCAAGGGATAAAAGTGCTTTGGCTTTATCTGCTTTTGCAGACGTACGTAACATATCTACTAGTTTACTCATTTTAATAGTGGTTTTATTTCTTTTTTATTTAATCCTCTGAGGGTTAATATACGATTAATTTCTGGGGTAGCCAACATATTTATATATTCCTTTGCTTCTTTACTCGAACATTGAAAATAATCTTTAATGTGGTCTATTAAATCCCTATTAGGTTGTTTTATTTTAGATTTAACATATTTACTCCATTTATTGTTTTTAGGAATAAATTCTTTATATATGTTATAAATCATTCTTTTTTCCTGTGGAGGAAAATCCTGAACATAATTTACAATTTCTAAATAATCAGGATTCATAGATAAAAATCTATGTACCATATAACTATTCCAAACCTCCCAATCTTTATCTGTAAAAGATTCAACTGGGGGTTTGGTGTTATTAATGGCTTTTAACCAATCAAAGATGTTTTTCATTAAATAAGCTCATCTTTTAATTCTTCCCTTAAATCTTTAGGAACTGAACTTTCAAGTATTTTTCCTGTTTTTCCATCATAAAATACAGGGATTGGTAATAAGGCATCTTCATCAGTACCTGTTATAAATTTAGATACTGTACGTAATACTACTCCTTGTTGGAATACACTTCCACCTTCTGAATTTTTTACCTCTGATGTGTTTTTTAAATCAATAGGTGGTCCTTGTTGTTGTTGCTGTTGCATAGTTATTTATTATTTAATATTT